CGACAAGCTTGGTCCCGCGGTGCGGGTGGATGAGCTTGCCAGGCCCACGCTGCCTAAGTGCTGCTTCGAGCGTCGCGAGCTGCGCCTCGAAGTCCGGGCCAATGAGGTGCCCTTCAACAGCGAACCGATCGGGGAAGTTGCCGCTCGGCTCGGCATAGGCGAATTGCCGCCCCGGGAACTCGTGGATTACGTTGCGCGGCCCGCCCTCGTCCGAGGTGCTCTCGACGAGGAACGGCGCGCCTCGATAGGACGCCGGTTGGTAGACGGTCTTACTCATGGCGGAAACACGTCGCGACGGCCGGTGCCGCTCACGGTTTCGATCTGGCCAAAGCCCGAAGAATCGACGCGGGTGACGCTGCCCGGCCCGTCGATCTTGATCGTGAGCTCAGCGTTCGCGGGCACTCCCTGCGCCGCCAGCGCTTGGCCGGACGCAGGCGTCATGTTCGGCGACACGTCTGGCGCAAGCAGACGCGCGAACGCTGCCGCCGGATCAGTTCCCTGCGTATCGCGATGCGGCGCCTCATAATGCAGCGCGCTATAGAGCCCGTCGCCCGCACGTTCCAAGAGCGATTCGAGTCCGGTCGCCTTGCTGAGCTCTCGGGTCAGAACAAACGTCGCGGCCCCCACTACGCCCGATGCGAGGACGCCAGCGCCGCTGAGGCCCGCGAGACCGGCAAGGCCAGCTCCTCCTCCGGCTACGCCAGTTCCCGCGGCAACCGTTGCGCCGGCGCCCGTAGCCGCGGCGCCTTCGGCAACCCCGCCTCCGAGCAACGCGCCACCCATGCCAGCTGCGCCCTGCACGACCCTACCCGCTACCAGGGTGCCCACTGCCCACCGCACGGTCTGCTCGAGGGTGTTCATGCTCTCGGTTAGCAGCGGAAATTTCACCTGCAGTTTCGAGAGCTCGGTGACCGCGGGGGTGATGCTTTGGACAATGCGGTCAGCGTCGCGCACGGTGTCGGCCTGCGCGGAGATGCCAACGTTGCGCAGCTTGAACATTGGCTGCGCGGCGAGCTCGGCGAAACGCCGGTCGACCGACCCCGCGCCGGCGCCCGCGTCTATGTTCTGGAGCTTCGAGAATGCCTCCGGGTCGCGCTTGAGCTCCGCCATGAGGAACTCCGCGCCGCGCATCGCGCGCACCTCGGGGAGAATCGCTTGCCTGATCCCGGCCTTTTGGAAGTCCTTGTTGGCGAGGAGGTCTGTGCCGATGTCGCCGACGTTCCGCATCTTGCCGTCCTTGCCGAGGACGTCGACGCCGATCCGCTTCAGCATGCCCTGCGTCTTTGGGAGCGAAATCTCGCTCATGAAGCGCTCGAGCATCGTGCTCGTCTCGGCAGCGCCAACCTGCGATGTACCGAGTACCTGGGCCGTGGCGAGGAACTCGCGTGCGCCCTGGATGCCGGTGTGCCCGCTCGCGATCTGGAACGAGCCCGCCGTGCCGGCGAGATTTCTCGCGAAGTCGCCTACGTTGATTGAACCGCGCTCGGAGGTCGCGATGAGCGCGTTGATGAACTCGCGCTGTCCTGCCTCATCCAGTTGGAAGACTTGGCTCGCGGTACCGACCGCGCCGACGAGGTCGTCGAGATTCTCGCCTGTGGCCTGTGCCACCTTGGCGAGGTCGCCGATGGTGCCCGCGAACTCTTTGAACTTGTCGAACCGCTGCTGAGCCGTCGCGAGGCCCGCGACGAGGTCGGTGATCGAGATGTTCGTCCGCTTGCTGATCTCGAGCAGGTTCGCCTCGACCTTCGCGCGCTCCTCGGGCGAGGCCTTCGCTTCGCCCGCTGTGCGGATGAGCTGAGCTTTGAAGTCTCCTGCGGTCTGTAGCCGCTCTTCGAGAGAGCCCACGCCTGCGAGTCCTTGGCCGCGTCCGACGAGTTCGGTCGCGCCTTTGACGCCGCCGTAAATGCCAGCGCCAACCGTGAGCAGAAGCCGGCGACGCTCTTCGCCCGCGCGCAGCGCGAGCTTCGACTGCTGCTTCAGCGCGCGCTCCGCCTCTGCGATCTGTGCTCGAGCGCTCTTCTGTGCTTCGCGTTGTTCGGCAGACGCGGTGCGCTCGGCCTCCCGGATGGCGTTCTTCGCCGCCTTCTGCTTCGCGTCGTCGACCTCGCGAACCGCGCGGACTTCGTCTTTCGCTGCGGCGACCGCCGCTCGAGCCTCTGCCTTCGCCGCGCTAACCACAGCGCGCTCGCCGTCTTTGGCCCCTCGCTCTTGCGCGGCCGCGGTCTCGCGCGATGCGCGTCGCACAGCGTCGACCGTACCGCTGAGAGCTCGCCGCAACGCGCTGTCGGGCAGCGCGCTGATGCGGATGATTACCCGCCCATCAGTCATGGTGATTTATGGAGCCAACGGCCCCACCGAGTACGGCCGCGCGGCATCGGGCAAAATAGAAGACCTGCTCGTCTGTGAGCTCTCGAGCTGGGCAGCCAAAATATGCACTAAGGTTCGCAGCGTGGGCGCATCGTATAGACCCAATCGCGCCCTCGCGGTCGGCTCTTTTCCCAGGGCCTCTGCGAGCTCCCGGACCTCAGCCTCGCCCATGCCACGGAGCGGGCTGACGTAGTTCTGGTGGTCGAGGTAGACGTGAAACAGCGTCTGTTGCAGCGTCGTGTCGAGCTGGCGCACCGCTTGCGGCGCCGGGAAGAACGGCTTGTAGTCCCCCTCCCCCTTCTCGGGATTGAGGAACGACCTTTGCACGAGTTGCCGCTGAATCTCGCGGTCGAGCAGTTCCGCGTCAACCGAGAGCATGTCGCGCGCGTCGACCCGCGCGCGCTTGGCAAGGCTGTTGACGTACTGCACCGCGTCGAGGCGAGCGGCGTCAACTTCCTCTTCGGTAAGGATGCGGACGCCGACAAGGATGCCGGAGTCCTCATCGGTGCCCGGCATCGGGATGACCTTGACCGCGCGCCGGCCGCGCAGCATGTCGCGAACGCGATCGTCTGAGAAGTCGGTCACACGCTAACCTTTGACGAGAACCGCTTCGTCGCCCTCGACCTCGACGGTCGCGCCACGGCCACCGTCTTGGACCTTCAGGCCCTTCATCACCGACGAGTTCGGCGCGGAATAGGTCAAGCCAACGTCGGTGACATACTCGACGATCCCGTCGCGGAAGTTGCGGAGCGTCTCGAGATCGGAGTCGCTCATGACCTCGATGGCACCGCTGCCCTTGCTGCCCATCGGCGTGCTCGATGTACCCGAGCGCTTGCCGCTCGCGTACTGGCTCGTGAGCTCCTCGCCCCCTGTCTCGAACTCCCACCCCGGTTTGGTGTGGAAGTCGATCCCTTTGAATCGCACGATCTGAATGCCAAAGACTTTCGCCATGACTTAGCTCCTGCTCCTCGGCTCAGACGATGAAGGCCCACTGAATGTCGAGGCCGCGGAACTGCCGCATGAAGGTCGGCCCGGCCTGCGCCGCAAGGCGATTGCCGCTGATGCCCATGACCATCTCGTCCATGAAGGACTGCTTTCCGACGCCCTGGACGATGCCGAGCGCCGTCCACTGGTCGTACTTCGACCCGAGAAACGCCCTCATCAGGTTCGGGGTCATGATCGGCTGCCCTGCCGGGAGCTTCGGCCCGTCTTCGGACAGCTTGTATCGCGGGAAGCTGAGGCTCACCGACGTGTTCCCGTCGTAGCGAATGAAGCCCGCCGTACGCACAGTCTCGATTTTCAGCAGCGACTCATCCGGCACGTCGAGCGCGTTGGTCTGGTAGGTAGTGATCATGGTGTCGGTCGAGACGTTTCCGCTCCCGTCCACCACGTGCACCGCGCAGCCGCTGTGAAGGAGCAGGTTGCGATCGGTCTCGCCCCACTGCTCGGCAGGTGTTGCTGGCAAAATGCCCGGCAGCGCGAGCCCATGGCGCGGCATTGCCGGATCGGACTCGCCGGCCTCGGCTGCCGCGACGACCGCCGCCCAGATCCATGAAGGCGTGGGCGAGGTGTTTGCCGCCATCAATACGAGGAACGCAGAGTTGCGACTCGTGCCGAGCGTAGTGGCTGTGCCAAACGATCCGGTCACCGCAGAGAACGCGACCCCGTCGATCTGACGCATGCCGCCCCAGCGGTCTTTGAGCTCGGTCTCGAGCGCCGTGAGGTTCGTCGCGTCCGTATAGGGCATGACGATCGAGTCGTACTGGATGACGTCGCCGATCGCCGTAAGCACCGCGGTGACGTCCGGGTTGCCTGCGCCCGAGACGCCGGCTGCGATTGCGACCGTCACACCGGCCGGTGTTTGCTCGGAGCTGTAGTAGTTGACACGGGCGTCAGCGACGTCGATGCCCTTCCAGCGCATGGTCAGCGTGACGACGTTCGTTGCGGCCGCCGAGGTGAACGGCATGCGCTTGTATTCAGGGTGCGCCTTGATCGCCGTGTCGATGGCCGTGGCGATCGCGTTCTGCGCGTCATCGCTCGTCACAGCGACGGGCACATAGAAGCGCCCCGCAATGCGGAGCTGAATCGTGCCGTCTGCAGTCGCCGGGCCCGTGATCGTGATCGTCATGGTGCCCGCGGTGCCGCCGCTCAGCGGGTCGCTTGCACACGCCCACATCTCGGTCTGGCTGTTGGCCTTCTTTGCGGCGCGAATCATCTCGGAGATTTCGGCGCCAGGGCCGAAGTATCCCTCGGCCTGGTCGGCGCTGAGGATCTGCTTGGGCACGTTCGCCGCAACGGTGCCCGTCGACAGGCGTCGACCGAGCACGAGGATCTTATTGCGCCGACGATTGGTCCCCTGCACCGCGCGCGAGGTATTGAACTCGCCATGATTGGAGAGGGTCCGAAGGTCGGGCGAAATCGTATCGAATGACACGGTCATGGCTCAGACGTCCCTTCTGTCGCGGTCGACTGCGCGGGCGATTGCGGCGTCGCTTCGACCCAGTCGCGGTCGTGCAAGCGTCGGCGCGCAATGCGGTCATTGGGGACCCACTCACCGTCGGCGCTCAGTGGCCGCCCGGTGGCCGGATTGGGTATGACAAACGGTTGCCCGTCCGCCCCAATGCCGGGCTTCACAAACACCTTGTCTGCCATGTGCTCAGCTCCCGTAGGCTGGAAGTGTCACGTTCAGAACGATCAGAGCCTCGCCATCGACCGGAGCGTCGGGCGGCTTGTCGAACGTCATTTGGAACTGCAGGAAGTCGGCGAGCGTTGCGACGTCGACGTCCTCAGGCGTGAACGGAAGGACGATGCGTCCGCGAAAGAACGGGTAGTTTTCACCACCGCCGTCCGCGAGGGAATATTCGACCTGCGCGGTGTTGTCGTGTTCGACGAAGAGGCCGGCGGTCTCGAGCACGCTTGCGCCCGAGCTGACCGCTGCGTGCTTGCCCTCAATGACGACGTCCGAGATCTTTTCCCAAACCGCGCTCAAGGCAGGCCACCGCGCGCCGCGTCTCTCGAGTGAGGTTGCAGGGAGCACGTAGTCGAACTGCACCGTGATGTCGCTCACGTGCGCAGCGGAGTTGCGAAGTCTGCGTCGTTCGTTCGCGCGGTAGATGCAGAGCGCGGGCAGCTTGCCTGCTGCGAGCACCTGGAGAGCGCGCGGGTCGTCGTAGACCGTGGTGATGAAGTCGGCCCCGAGGTCCGCGGTGATTGCACCGCGCACGAGCCCCGCCACCGCCGCGAGCTGCGGGTCGGTCTGCGAATCGATCGTCATCGAGTTTAGCGACGGCTGAACGTGATCGAACTACTCGCGCTCTTGAGCAGCGACTGCACCGTGGGGCGCAGCGCCGACAGCGACGACTCGAACAGCCGCTGGTAGATGCGGTGCTTGTTCGCGCTCACGTCTTCGTTGTCGCCGACCGTGATGTTGTTGCGGTACAGCCGCGCGAGCGCGCCATAGACCACCACGGGGGCAAGCTCGGTGACGTTCGAGAGGTCCGACTCGAGCACTGGCGGCGTGCGGTTCTTGAGGTGATTGAGCACCTCCGTGAGCGCAAGCTGGCGAGCCTTGGTGGCGGCGCTAGGGCTCTCCGTCGGGTCCTTCATGAGGTTGTCGAGCGCGGCTTGGCTCCCGATCTCGCTCACGAGGTCGCCTGTGCTCGCCACGCTATCGACGTTGATCATGTGACCTCGAAGCCGGCTTGTGCGAACGAGAGCTCCACGGCGTCCTGCAGCACTTGCTGGACTTCGAGGAACTTCGCCTCAACCGCTTTCTGGATGAAGTGCACGGGCTGCGTGCCGGGGTGGTCGACTGACTTCGCGAATGCGAAGCCGCCCTCGACCGGCCAGCGCAGCGCGCGCCGGTACTTGGGTTTGATCTTGTGTGGTCGCGTCCCGAGTTCGACGAACACGGCGTGCGGCGCGCCGGCGCTCACCGTGCACTGCAAGTCTTGGCCATCGAAGGAGCCTTGAACTTCGTCTCGCCCGATCGAATTTGTTAGCAAACCAGTGCGGTCTTGGTAGCCGTGGTTTTGCTTGGCCTCGATTGCGACGAGGTCGCCACCGAGCTCGAGCGCCATCGGCACGTATTTGCCGAGGTTCGAGCCAGCGACGCGGAGTGCCGCGACTGCTCCGCTCACGTCCGCGTCGAAGACGAGCATGGGGTCAGCCTGAGAATGCGGGCTTGTTGTCTGCGAGGTTGCGGCTTACCGCCGCTTGGATCTCTGCTTTGAGCCGATCGGCCTTCCAACGTGGACTCGCATCGAACCCCGCACGATGTGCGAGCGTTAGAAGCTGCGGCATGTCGTCTCCCGCCGCGGCAATCACCGCCTGCGCTTCGGCGACCGGCTCGGAGGGCGCGACCTCTGGCACCGGCGCGGGTTCGCCTTGGTCTGGTACTTGCTCGGCAGCTGGTTCGGCCGGCTCCTCGAGCACCACGGGAGCCGCGATCTTTCCGATGCGCCGGAACATCGCCGCGCGCGTGCCGTTGCCGCGCTGGTCGAGCTCGACCGCGAGGCGCTCGGTTGTTGCTTCGTCCGCGGGCGTGACTTCGTCGCCGCGCACAATCGCGGTCATCGCGCCGCCGGCGTCGACGAGTTCGGCCTGTCCGCGCACGCGGAAGCTTCCCCAGGGACCTGGGACGATGTCGCTGCGAATCAGCATGGGTTCACCTTATCGACGAGAGCACTTGCTGCATGCGTTTCACGGACCACTTCGGGTCGAGCGGAATGCCGCGCGCGGCGCCGATCGCCAAGAGGGCATCGCGATCGCTCGGCAGCGGCATCGGCGCGTCGTCCTCGGGCTCCTCAATCGGAGCGGGAGGGGGCAAGATTGGTTCGCTCGCGGGTTCTGCGTCCGGCTCAGTCACTGGGTCTACCGGCTCGTCCGGCGCTGGCTCGAGCTCGAGGTCGCTGCCCATGGCAACGACGAGGCGCGTGAGGTCGTAGCCGCTCAGCGCGCCCGTCAAGCCATGGTCGAAGCTGATGCCTGCAACACCATCCGTGAAAGAGGGGTCGCGGTGACGCACGCGGAAGCGGCCCACCACGGCCCCGTTCTCGTCACGGGGGATCTGGTCAAGCGAGGCAGGCATCAGGTGGTGATGAGTTCGCTTCCGCGCGCGGCGGCAAGGTCGCTGCCGAGCGCTGGAGCGCCGTACCAGGAGAGCCGACGCCCAAACGAGCTGCCGGCACCGGATTGGATTTGCCCAAGATCGCGCAGCCGGAAGCCGAGCACCGACGCGTTGCGCGGATCGGCTTCCACCTGGAAGCTGCTACCGCCGAGCGCGCCCATGTAGAAGCCTTCGTCGGGCGAGAGGCTCACGCAGAACACACTCGAGAGCGTGCTCGCCGAACCCTTGGTCTCAGTCGACGCGATCCAGTCGTTGGTCAGGAGCGGAATGCCCTTGTACGCGGGGACTTGGATCGCGCTGTTGGGAAGCGTGATCGTTGGGATGTTCCAGCCACCCGCGCGCATCAGCGACTCATACTTCTGCACGAGCGCCGCGTTCATGACGAACACCCGGTTTTCGCGGATCTTCACCGCGGCAAGCAGCCGGTCGAGCAGGTTGAAGCTCACGGCGTCGCCGTTGGTGCCTGACGAGGCGAGAACCTGGCCCGGCGCGACGAGCTTCTTGAGCCCGTCGAACTCGTTGGTCGAGCTCGCGAAGGTGATGATGCGTTCGCAATCTGCGCTCGCGTCGCTCACGTCGAGAGTGACCTTGATCCACTTGCTCGGGTTGTCGGACACGAGCGTGTAGGTGCCATCGGCGGAGATGGTCACGGTCGGGCCGTACGTGCGATCGCCCGGCGCGCGGAACGACAAGAGCGTGCCGCTGTTGACGTACTTGAGCGAACCGGGACCGTCGCGGTCGCTGTCGATGAACGCGGACGTCGCGACGAGCGTGTCGATGAGCACGCCGTTCTGCAGGGCGTCCATGACGAAGCTCGTGATGAATCCGCCGTTGATCGCGGTGTTCGCGATCTTGCGGCCGGCGACCTTGAACTTTTTCGAGGTCTCTTCGTCGACCGGGGACACAAGACCCGCGAGGTTGTCCTGCGCGAAGTTTGCGATGTAGAAGTCCTCGACCGCTTCGCGCTTGTGGACGGTGATGATCTCACTCGTGCCAGTGCTCTGCGGAATCGAAGTCGTACCCGCGCCGATGAAGCCGAAGTTTCCAAGGCTCTTCTCGCGGCGGTACGTGAATCCTTCGCCAGCTTTCGGCTCGAACGGCAGAATCGAGAAGAGCTCGTCGCTCGTCGCGATCTGCTTGAGCATCAGCACGGCGAACGGATTGGTGCTCGCCTTCATCGCGTCGTAAATCGTGAGTGTCATATCTTCGTAGTTCTCCTGTGTGAACGTGACCGCTCAACCAGGACGCGGTCGAACTTCTCAGCGATTGGCGCGCCTCTGCGCGTCGAGCTGCTGCAGCTCCTGATTGCTCAGTTCATGAAGTGGGCGGCCTGAGCCGCTGCCGTTGCTGTGACCAGTACCCGGGCGCGTGTGCCCGCCGCCGCCCGAGGCGCCCTTGGCGAACCAGGGCTTATTGCGCAAGAACGACTCGGCGGCCTTCTTGAGGTCGGCCGCGGTGTAGCGAGTCCCGTCCTGCGTGAGCGTTAGGCCTGCGAGCTCTCCGTCCTCGGCGAACTCGATCTCGGACTCGCGCACGAATGTGTCGATCGCGTCTGAGAGCGCCGGCGCGTGCACGTCGGAGCTCGTGAGCGCGGACACAAGCCGCTGCCGCGCACGCGTCATGCGATGGTTGCCGCGCTCTGAGTCGAGCAGCGCCTTGGCCTCGTCGCGCTCTTTCTGGAGCGCCGCAAGACTCGCCTGCAGCGTCCCGCGCTCCTTCTCGGCACGCGCGCGCTCTTTTTCTTCGGCGGTCTTGCCCGCGTTCGCTTTCTCCTCCTCGAGGGAGGCGATGCGCCCAGTCAGGTCGTCGACCTGCAACGCCTTCTTCTTCAGGTCGTCGTAGTCCGCGAACTTGGCCGTGAGCTTCTTTGTCTCGCGGGAGACGATCGCCCCGAGTTCGTCCTGCGTGAAAGTTTTGGGCGCGTTGTCACCGCTACCGCCGCCTGGGTTGTCGCCCTCGGGCGCAAGCAGGGGTGCTCGCAAATACACTGATCGCATAGCTCTCCGTTCCGGGCTTCAGCGTCCCCGGTGACGCACTCCGGCTCGTGACTGACCTCGTGCGCGCAAGGCCGGTGCTCGCGCGCGGTCGCAACCGGCTCTGTGACCCTCCCCGCCGCGCCGGTTCAGCGGGGAGCGGTACGATTTCAGCTCGCGACGAGCTCGATCTGACTCGCTGCCGACGCAAGGTGCGCGTTGTAGAACGCCTTGATCGCGTTCGCGAGGGCGTTCGCGGTGCCCTGGTCGCTCGCGTCGGCGGTGGTGATCGCCTTCGCGGTCACGGCTCCGTCGCCCCCGACCGTGCCCCACGCGCTGCGGTGCGGGGTCGCGTTGGCGACGTGCGTATTGATGTCGCCCTTGAGCTCGTTGAGCACGTTCTGCACCTCGGTGAGGTTTGCGGGCTCCGCGGGCGCCGAGGCCCACGCTGCGGCTTGCGCGATGACGTCAGCCGCGCTGTGCACCTCCGCGTCGGCCCCATGGATCGGGATCGCCAGTGCGAGCGCCTTTGCGAGCGTCTTGCTCGTCGCAAGGCCTGACGCGTCGGCGGTCGTGATGAGCTGAGTGCTGTCGTATTTGTAGTGCACGACATGGCCTGCCGCGGCTTGAGCGGCGAGCAACTCGTTGATCGTGGTGATGGCGGCGGACTCGCGCTCGTTGCGGAGGTCGGGCGTCTTGCGTGTGTAGGTCATTGTGGCGTTCTCCGAAAAGGTCCGTGCTTGCGGGGCCTTCCGCCGCCGCTGGAATGGTCACGCCGCGCGTGACAGAATTGAGCTGTATGCAACCCTGGGTACTCAGCGACGGAACCGAGATTCGGCTCGGCGGCGAAGTGACGGGTGAGAGCTCCTCGGCCAAAAAACTTCGCCAGGATATCTTCCTCGTCCGCCACGGCGAAATCGTACTTGTGCACGTTGGCGTTCCGCCGAGCGGATCGGGACGGCTCGATCTTAGCGTCGACTACCACGTCGACGCCTGGGTTCGCGATCGCGCGCGCTTCGACCATCTCAAGGTCGTGCGCGCCCCAGCTGTTTCATATCCCCGCAGCGGCGCCGAGTCAGACCCGGACGCGATTTACTGAGCACCGCTCAGCTGCCCCAAGAGGAAGTGAAACGAGTCCGGGTCCGCGGCCAGCAAACGCGTAAGCCCACCGTCCTTGACGAGCTGCTGCGTGAGCATGCTGGTGATCTCGGTATCGGTGGGATACTCCTTGCCCATGTACGGGTGGAAGAGCTCATCGGGCCGCGCGAGCTCGCGATCGCCATATTCGGCGATGCCCGTATGATCCCGTAGCTTCACGAGCGCCTCGCCGTGCGTGCGTCGTGCCAAATACTCGCGTGCGCGAGCGCGTAGTTTCGGGTTGAGGTTTTCGAGGGCGTGGCCCCACTCGTGCACCGCTGTCTCGTCAACGAAGCGATTCTGCTCGGGAAGGTGCTCGCCGAGATTGATGTGACCACGGACGTACTGTTGCGGCGCACGGTACTGGCCGCGCTTCTGGGCTGTCGAACGAAAGTCGTGAGTGTCTTTGCTCGGGTGGACGATCGTCGCGTCGCTGAGCGCGTGGTAGACGCTGCGCGCTCGCAGTGCAGCGCCGTTCGCGAGCTCTTTGGTGAGGACCGCGTCCGCCGTCCTGAGTGGAATCGCGACCGCAATCGGCTTCTCACTGCGCCGGATCGAGTTCGCGTGCCCGATCAGACTCGCGCTCACTCGCAGCTGAGTCACGAGATGAGCTGAGCCGTCCGAGGGGTTTGCCTCGAGGTGCTCGATGGCTTCGCCGATGGACGCGAAGTCCCGACCGGTAACCCTCTGCGTCCACGCCAGCGCCGAGACCCCTGTCTCGCCCACCTGCGGCGTGGCGATGCCCGCCTTCGCCAAAGCGTCAAGCTGAGTATGCGCATCGGCTGCAGCAATCGCGCGACCTCGATGCTCGGCTGCGCGGCCCCATGCTACAGCTCGTCCGACCTCGTCGCCGTAGCGCTTTTCGAGGCCATGCTGAAGCCAGTATTCAGGAGTCTGCCGTTGAGCGGCGATCGCGGTGGAAGCCGGTCGCGCTTTCGGCTCAGGCGGGCGCGCACCTGAAGCGATCGAAGGCCTGGCTCGCGTTGGCTTTGGATTGCTAGCCCCTGGAACGCTAGGGAACGGCTTCACCTGCCCGCGTCGGTCGCGTTGCACAGCGCCGGTTGCATCGACCTTCTGGCCGAGCCGCCGCACGGGCTTGTCGCGCCCGAGCACGACGTGTACGGGAAGCGGCTTGCCGCTCGCGTCGAGCACGTTCTTACCCGCGGTAAAGAGCCTATGCAGCGTCGGCCCGAGCACCTGCTTCTGCAGCGCCTCGGGCTGCTTCTTCAACCACGTAGCCCCGAGTTCGGTCTTACCGCTCTCCCATGGCTTTGGTGGCTCCTCGGTGCCGTTCGTCTTGGCGAGCTCGCGCTTGAAGTAATCCTTATCGAGGATCGCGACCTGCGCGCAGAGGTCATGCGGGTGCGGCGTGCTCGGTATGTTTTCAGGCAGGTATCCGCCGGGCCCAAGCCCGTCGACGTCCTGGCCGGCGTAAACGTCGCATTCGTCGCTTCTCGCGTGACCACCACTCAGCTGCCAGCGATAGCCGACGACATACGGCTGCTTTGCCGTGGTCTCCTTGTAGACGTCGCGGAAGGCTTCGACGGTCTCGGTGCGGGCGATGACGCGGGCTTGATGGCGAGCGCGCTCAACGACCCAGCGATCGACGACGTGATCAAGCTGGTCCGCCTTCGCGACGCCGAGATCTTTGACGAGCTGCTGCGTCGCCGAACGCATGGTGTGCGCCCCAGCACCGCCCTCGGGGCCTTGCCCGAGCCGCTCGACCGTCCCCTGCCACTTCTTGACCGCGTCGAGGTAGATGTTTCGGTCGCCGCGGTGCAGCGCCATCTGTGCCGCGTCTCGAAGCTCCTGCACATGCTGCGGGAGCCGCACAATCGGTTTGTCGATGTCGAGGAGCCGTTCAGCTACGCGCGTCACCGACTCACCAGCGTGCGCCGAGCTCACAAGCTGTCGGCGCATCCCGTCAACCACGCGCGCGTCGGCGCTGTGGTAGCGCTCCGAGAGGCTCAGCCTTTGGACGAGGATTCGTCCCCGGATTCGCTCGCTTGCAACCGCGAGGGCGTCCCGATCCGTTGCGAACCTGATCGCCCGTTTGCTTTTGGGACGTCGGGGTCCTTGCCGAACACCGCTTCGAACGTCGCCTTGTCGAGCTTGCGCCCTACGCGCGCCGCACGCTCGATCGCCTCGGTCACGAGCTTTACGCGTTCGGCCCGCGAGGCGCCGAGTACCTGGTCGATGATCTTCGCGGCTTGGCGCTGCGGAAAGCCCGACAGCTTGAAGATCCGGCCGAGCTCCTTCTTGAGGCGCTCAGCATCCTGCGCATAGAGCGCGTCCAGCTGCTCGATACTGTTGCCGATCGAGCGCAGCACGATCTGCCGCGCCGTGATGTAGACCCCGCGTGTGAGGTCCTGAGCTTTCGCGTACGATTTCGCCATCAGGCAGCGGGCTCGATTTCAGCAGCGTTGTCGTCCGCAGGCACGTCGTCAAGCTCGGCCTGCAAAGCGGGATCCTCGCTCGTCTCGCCGGCCTGCTTCTGCGCAGCCGCGGCATTGAGCTTCAAGTCGCGTTGCTCTTCGAGCTCGTCCATGATCTCGTCGACCTGGTCCTGCGGTAGGTTCGGGAGCATCTTCTCGATGACGCGTTTCTTCATCCACATCTCCGCCGTCGCGGGCAGGTCGATAGAGATCGCATCGAGCGCGTTCTTGATGTCGCTTGCGAGATCCTCGACTCTGAAGTCGGTGGGCGCTGTGACGCTCGTCGCATCGAGCGACGTCTCACTCACGTTGAGTGCAGGTGCGACGATCGCATAAGACCGCTTTTCCGCACGCGCGAGCTGCTTTGCGAAATCACCGAGCCTTCGGTTCGTCTTTTCGAACTCGTAGGCGCGCGCGATGCCGCTCGCCGCTTCAAGCGTGTGGCCGCGCTCGTACTCGACGCGCGCGAGGCGGTAGATCTCCTGGACCGTGTTCGCGATCCGCGTCTCGTACGTCGCAGCGACCGACTCCGGCGGTGCGAGCCACTTGTACTCGTGGGTTGCTTCCGCGGGAAGTCCCACCGCGTTGTCGGTGCCGCCCACGAGTTCGTCTGGCGGCGTCGCGCCGACGTACGGCACCTGCAGCATCGCAAACACCTGCTGGCGCAGATGCTCGTCGAGCTCGGAGTTGAGGTTGAAGAGCCTGCGGCCCTCGACGGCGACCGCGTCGACCATGCCTACGCCGCGCACTTCGTCTTCGGCGCACGGCTTGTGACGCCACAGCACGATCGGCACCGTCTTGAATGGATGCGATCGCGTAACGGGCGGGGATACCGTTTCCTCCTGGGCTCCCTCCGCCTTGATGACCGTGTACATCACCACGCGATCGGGCCACCAGATCGAATAACGCTCTTCATGCACGCACGGTCCGAGCGGATCGGGCCGGCGGTCATACTGAATGCGGGTCTTGGCCCAAATGAACGCGCCCGCGTCGTCGACGTCCCAGTCGAGGAGGTTTGCGGGGAAGAGCGGGATCGCGCGTAGCTGCACCCCGCTGTTGTCGTTCTGCGAGCGAGTCTGCCCCTCGGGCGCGGCGCTCTGGTCAAAGAGCATTGGCGTCCAGCCGAGCAGTGCGCAACGCGGCTTCACCACGTCAGCGAGGAGCTCGTCCCAGCTCTTGCCCTGCCCGTCGACGTTCTTCTGCCAGTCCTGAATCTGCTGCGGGACCTGGTCCCGAATCATCTCGCGCTTGAGGACGTACGAAACGAGGATGTCGAGAATCGCCTCGACGTAGTTTAGGTAGTGCGCCACAGCGCGGCGGCGCTCGAACTTCACGTCATCCTCGCGCGGATAGCGATCGAGGTACGTCGTCGTCTGGGCATTGGCTCCGACGAGCCCCCGCACTGTGACGTCGCTGTACGCCTGCGCGGCCCACCCGAGATAGCTCACCGCGGGCTGCTTCACCTTGCCCGCAAAGCCGCCGGTGCCTGTCACCGCGTCGAGCAGGAAGCGATGCCAGACGAGCTCCTCCTGGTAATCGTCGCGCGTCGCGCGCAGCTGGTCGATGAGCTTGTCGGTCGGCATCAGAGGCCTGAAATGCGCATGCCCGTCACGCGCGGCACGGCTTGAGAGCGCAAGAGCCAGGCGCCCGCCCAACTGACGTAGCGGTCGTCGCGGCTTGCGTCTTTGCCGCCGTCGCGTTTGCCCCGGGCGCGCGGTTTGCCGTCGTCATCACGCACGATGCTGCGGCACTCAGCGAGCGTCGCTGCGTCGGGCGTCCATGCGGCGCCTTCGCGGATCGCGTGCGCAAGATCGTCCCAAAGCACGGGACGCGTCGCCTTGTTCGTGTTGAAGCCAGGTCGGCCGTCGTCGGCGTAGTAGACCGCCGGGTACTTGATCGCTTTGAGTAGCCGCTCAAGCGTCGCGTGGCCGTGGTTGTTGCGCTCCGGTGATACGACAGCACGGTTGTAGAGCCAGCCGAGCACCGCGAGTACGGCGCCGAAGTCGCCTGGCTCGGTCGAGTCAGACCACCACGTCGCAACGGTCTCGCCGCTCACGGCGTCGAGCACGTGCGCCGAGCTTCCGTCGCCCGAGACGCCTTCGCTGACGTCGCCGAACACGACGTAGCGCCGGCCAGGGCGCGGGTTTACGTAGATGCGCGCTGGCTCGAACTGCTGCCCTGCGTAGGTGATGGGTGCGAGGCGAACCGGTTCGCGCACGAGGTCAGCAATGCGGTCGAGCACCTCGGGCTCAAACCACGCGTTGCCGATCGCGCGGAAGCACGTGTCGATGTCGATCGGGTACTCTTGCAGCGCCCGCTCGAGCCCGACCTTTGGATCGTCGACCCAGCTGCGCCACCGAGCGATCTGCCCGTCGTCGCACCCGAGGCCTCGAAGCTTTGTCTCCCATGGGTCTGGCTTGCCCTGGGAGCCGCGACGCACCTGCGGGTCAAACCCTGGTGGAAGAGCGTCGACGCGGTATTCGGCGTGCTGCCACCACGCAAAGAAGTGCAGCCGCATTCCCGTGCGGCCCTCTCGCGCGGCCTGCACATCTTGGTAGAAGAGCCCTCCGACGCCGTTCGGCGTGCTCTCGATGACAATCTCACCATCGTCGGGCACGGCGCCGAGCACCGCGCCCATTGTCTCTGATGCAGCGCCCCAGAACGCGACCTCGGTTGCGTGGAGCCGATGAATCGTTCCCGAGCGGCCTTTCTTCTCAGCCGCGGCGCTCGTCGCGCCTGACTCCACGACGCGCACTGCGCTACCCGTGTGCGCAAATACCAGCTCGCGCTTGTTGCTGTACTGACGCTTGGGCAGCTTGCCGACGTACTCGAGGCAGTCGGCGAAGTGCCGCAGCGTCAAGTGCATGTTCTCGACGAGCTTGCCGTCGTGCGCGATCACCCAGACGTTGGTGCCTGGATTGATCAGCGCGTAGTGCAGGTCCCGCGCGAGCTCGAGCGTCGTGAAGCCGACCTGGCGCCCCTTGAGCACGAGGTCGCGACCCGAGCGTTCCGCGTTGAAGCGGCGCTGCTCCTCGTGCCACGTCTCTGGACGAAAGTAGAACTCGGGTCCGCTCTTGGGGCGGATTTTGATGAGCGCGCAGAAGTGCTCGAAGCTCTCGAACGCAGACTCAGTGGACTGCTTCGCCCCGATCTCCCTCAGCTGTCTCAGTAGCCACCCGTGCGATACCGGTGACTTCGGCGAGGGCGCGGACAAGTTCTGCATACGACTGTGGCGGCATCAGGGGGCGTACCCCCTCGAGGAGTTTCTCAAGCTCGCCTTGCACGCGCACCTCGAGGGCGTTCGCGAACATGCCCTCGTGCTTGCCAAGGAGCTCGAGCGCGCGGACAGCGGTCGCGCCGTCGAAGCGGTAGACGCCGGGCTTGCCCTTTTCCGCGGCGCGAACGACTTCGGCCTGCATCGCGCGGTTTGCGACGTCGTTGAGGCGGTTCAAGATCGAGAACCGACGCGAACCAACGAGGCGCTCGTCGCCCTCCTCGTGCTCACGAATCGCGGCCTGGATCTCCGGCCGGCGCAGTAGCCGGTGCGCGATGAACTTCGCCGCGCTCTCCTTGTAGCCAGCTTCGCGCGCAGCGGCGGCGCCATTGCGGCAGATACAAAACTCTCGAACAAACGCGCGCATCCGCGCCGTTAGGGGTTTGGGAGACGGGGGCATGTGGCTCGTGAACGTCGGGGTCGGCTTGGCACCGCGCGCCTTGCCGGTGGTCGCCAGCGACGGTCGGCCTTTTTGCCTGGCCCCTACTATTGGCGCAGAAACCCCGGGTGAGTGGCCACCCCTGGCCGCAGCTGGCTCTTTGTGGCCGACTTCGAGCGCCAGCGCGGCCCACCACGCAACCTAATCATCCGCGTCGGCCTGAGCGACGAGCGCGAGGTCGAGCAGGTCGGGAAACCTGTCTCTCAGCCTCGGCAACGTCGTGCACCACTGCCCGCCAGCGGCGAGCCGGAACCCGACCTGGCACGAGCATGCCCCTCCGGATCGAGCGGGGCACGGCGGGGCGCCAGGGCGGCTCGGACACTGGCTCCGGCGCATCCAGCGGCGCGCGCGTCGCGTGCTCCACCGATCACAGCCGAGTGCGCGGCAGGGTTTGCGCGGTAGGCCGCGTTGCTCCGCCTGCGCACACTTCGCGCATGGCGAATCGAGTACGCGGGCGATCATCGCGGCGGTGATCAGTTTCGCCGACCGCAGCCCCTCAACGCCGGCAGGAGCGTCGTCGTCGCGCTCGGGCTCGTCGCCAAGATCTAGGCCGAGCTGCGGTTGTCGCCACAGCTCGGCCGTGTTGCCGCTTCGCACTCCGGTCATGCTACGCTCCGATCCGCCACCACCACGCGGCTGATCGGGGCCCTCGTCGAGCTACTCGGCGGGGGCTTTGGCGTTTTCGGGGGGATGTGTATATACGTGCGGCCGGACCACGATGGGCGCCCCCTGCAGCCCCTTCCAGTACGGCTCGATGTGGATGAACTTTCGCTCGCGCCGACCCTGGCCGTGCGCGTGGTGCTTCCAGTGACCGCGCACCATGGTTTGCACCGTCATGGGCCCTGTAAATCCCTCTCGACCGCGCTCCACGAACGCCCTTGTCTTCATCCGCAGGTCAACCTTCACCGGGCTACCGCAACAATATTCATTGGTCGTTGGGTACAGCCCGCCGCGCCGCGCGTTGCGACGAGCCTTGTTCGATGGCCTCCGCACCATCCCGTCGCTCTGGAATGCCATGCAGACAGCTCCGATCAACGGAAAGACCGTGCGTAGAGTTCGGTGAACTGACTCGTCCAGTTCCCACCTAAATCGCTTGGTGCCACACAAGTCGCCGATCTGGAGCGGCATGGTCATCCGCAAGTGCACGTTTTCAGGATGAACGAAAACCACAAGCCACAGACCCATTCTCGACACATGCTGCGTCACTTCGCCGCGGACAGCTTCCTCGCCTACCGGCTCCTTCGCATCGGCCCTTCCCCATCTGGCGACTCTCACATCTCGCAACGCTGCAGGTCCCCCTCCGTCGCCCCAGTCAAACACGAAGCCCAGGTCACTCGGCAGTTCTAGAGCGAACGACGACCATGGAGGAACAACGAACTCGTGTAACTCGCGAGGAATGCTCGTCCATGCCATACATGCGGCCCATGAAGATTCTAAGCGCACCACCGGGCATGCGCTGGCCCCCCAGCTACCAAGCCACTTGAGATAATCACAGTGCGCAACGAACTCGTGATCCGACTGACTCACTTCGCTCAACCCGCCGCGCTGTGCTCGTGATTCCATATTTCTGACACACTCGGCATAGAAACCCGTGTCAGGCGCAGTCGTGGATAGATGGTTGAGGTACCTGGAGAATCCCGCTTCTGCGTCGTCTCCGTCGTAGAAGCGTGCAAACCCTTTAGCCATCCTGAATTCATCAGATGTCGGCATCCATTCGTCTCCCCTTGTCCGCGATTCCGACTGGCCACTCTTCAAACGTTCGATGGTACTTCGCTGCAGCAAACGCAGCCGGCATGCCGTGGTCGCGAGTCAGCCGCTGCAAGCGGTTTAACTCGGCAGCCTTGATCGAAGCTGCCAGCATAGGCGCCCACGGAGACCGTTCACCGAACTGCCGCTGATACGCTTCGAGCGCAGCATCAACTGTCAAATGTCGTGCAGAGATCGCCGCCGCAAGCTCATCCCACCGAGCGCGCTTCGGATCCGCCCCCGTTTCTTCGACCGCACCTGCATGCGTGCCGACAAGTTCCAGTCCGAGTACCTTCGGCAACCGCTGCCCCCGCTCAACACCGTCGCTCTCGCGCTCAGAGGACTCGCCCATGCCCGAGCCGGCAAGCGAATACTCCCGATCGTCGGTGGGCAACCCGTGCTTGTGCGACACGCCGGTCAGGTCCAGCAGTAGTGCGCGCTTCTTCCGCGGGTGCGCCCGCAATGCGCGCCCAACAATCTGCACATACGTGCTCGCGTGGTCGCACGTTCGCGCGAGAACGATCGCCGACACGCGCGGCACGTCGACGCCCTCCGTCAGTGCGTACACGTTCACAACCACGGTGAGCGAGCCGTCAGCGAGCCTACGTAGCGTCTCGTCGCGCTCAGCCTTTGGTGTCTTGCTGTGGACGACTGCCGCCGCGATCTGCGCCTTGCTGAAGCGCTTGACCATTCGCACTGCGTCGTCAACGCGCCGAACGTATACGAGCGCAGGGCGCCCGTTCGCATAGCGCTGATACGCTGCGACCGGCTCTTGCGCGAGGTCAATGCCGAGTCGGTGAGGCGGCCGAAGCACATCACAACCGACGATGTGACCTGCCGCGATCAGTTCCTCATAGCCCACGACAACGACAAGCTTCTCGAACACGTCACCCATCGCGCGCCCGTCCGCGCGCTGAGGCGTCGCCGTGAAGCCGACCATGGGCGTGCGCTTGTACGCATCGAGCACAGTGCGCCACTCGTCGGCTGCGTAGTGGTGCGCTTCGTCGGGCACGATCAGATCGGCCTTGGGTAACTCAACGCCCGCACCAAGGAGCGACTGCACGCTCGCCACCTGCACCCGCGCGTCGGGCGTGCGGCGCTTGCCAGGGAGGATGACTCCAACGTCGCGACCGAGCTCAGCCTGCACTCGACGAGCAACATCGAGCACGATCTCGCGTCGGTGCACGAGGAACAGCGCACGCTTGCCCTGCTTCACGGTTCGAGCGAGCAGGTTCGCCGCCATCGTGCCTTTGCCCGCTCCCGTCGGGGCGACCGCGAGCACCCGCGTTGCGCCCGACGCGAGCGCGTCGCTGATCTTGCGCAGACCTCGCGCCTGGTAGTCGCGTAGCGTCATCGCCCACCCTCCCGCCAAAGCCTCTCCGCCTCAATGCGCAGCTCGGCCGCCTGCTTCTCGGCTTGCAACAGCCGCACGCGCACGTGCTCGGGCTTCTTGCTCGCAGCAACCTCGTTCAGCATGCGCCGCGCGAGTGACAGCGACGCGGGCTGCCCGCGCTTCGCCGCTTCGGCCGCGGAGGCTTCGAGCAGTCGCTGTCCCGCGACCGTGATGTGATAGACCGAGCCGATGCGCCCTGGCTTGCCACCGCGCGCCCACTGCTCACCAAGGTCGCCGTAGTAACACTCGAGCACTGCCACCGCGGTCGGGCTCTTTCGCTCAACAGTCCTGAGGCGCTTCGACACAAGGGCATGCAACTCCATCGCGCGACTGTCCGGCACGTAACCGCTCGCGCTCCTCGTCTCCGCCGTCGGTCGCGCAGTAAGGTCGTGCTCGGGGTAGACCACGACGCCGTCGACGACGTCCGCCCATGCCGAACGAGCGCGCGGGATGCGCTCGGCCTCGAGCTCATAGCGCAGCGACCGCTCGGAGTAGCGCAACTGTCCCGCGTGACCGAAGAGATCAGCGTGCTCGAGCATCGGCCCGACCGTGCTGCGCTCGAACGCGCATTGCCCTTGCGAGAAAAACCACGCCAACTGCGCTTCGTCGCGCGGTGAGAGGGTCATTCCGCAGCCTCCGATAGCTCGTTGCCGTAGCACTGCCAGCCCGCGCGACGCCGACGCGCGAACATTTCCACAAAGGGCCCGCCCGGCACGAGGCGTTCTGCGATCTCGTAGATCGCATCGGGCTTGCGCGAGTGCACCTTCTTGCCGTTCTCCGTTGGCACCGGCGCGTCGAACACGGACCGCACTGCGCGATCCGCAACCTTCACACGGCCACGCGTCGCGAGCAGGCAAACCTCGTGCGAGGCGCGCGTATACCGGCCAAGCCCGAAATGCAGCTTGCCCGTCGCGGTGAGCTTGCGCCATACGATCTCGCTCTTGACCGTGAAGCCCCACGCGGTGATCACCGTGAACGCTTCGCGCTGCATTGAGGCCACGCGCCAGAACAGCAGCAGGCAATCGTCTGCGAGCGGCGGCAGCTTGAAGAAGCACAGCTCGCGCTCGCTCATGCATGCGTAGTTTTTGGCGGCGCCGCGAGACTTGCCGGGGAGCGAGTCACGAAACTGCCAAGGGCAGTCCACGAGCAGCACGCGCGCCGGGCCGACGCTCGTGACACGCGACGCACCGTTACCATCGAAGCCGTGTAGCACTCGCTTCATAGGCCGAGCTCCTTTCGCGTGGCTGGGCGTGGCCAGCTGTGTGTGACCACGTCCGCAAGTCGCTCGTGACCCATCAGTCGAAGCGCGTGGACGCACCCTAGGCGCGCAGGCGTGTGCTCCCCGATCCAGTACGCATGCTGTCCCGTGCGCAGTTCACGCAGCGTGCACCGCGTCATGATGCGCTGAAGCAGCCACACGGAGCGTCCCGGCGTTGTCATAGGCCGAGCTCCATTTGCTCTTCGGGCTGAACTGCGCACGCGACCGGCTCGCCCGCTGCGACGTCCTCAACCATTCGCGCGAGCCTAGGGTGCCCGAGCTCACGCAGCGCACCGACCGTTTCCGCCCGCACCGTCGCAAGGGGTCGCTGCCAGCGCCACTCATTGCCCGATCGCAGTCTGCGTAGGCCGTACCGCACGAGGTCGCGCCGTGCGCGCAGTCGCATCGCCGCGCGCTCGATGTCCGAGTAGCACGACCAGCGGAGTCGCTCTCGCTCTTCAAGCTCGGCCCTGCGCTCGGCCGGCATGAGCTCGGGCCAGGGCGGACGCTGAGCGAGCAGCTGCGCATCGAGCTCGAAGGCCTGCACACTCAACTCGGCGCGCTGCTCGTCGGTAAGCGACGCTCTGAGCGCAGTGATTGGGTGCACGTAGCCGGGCCGCTCGAACACGAGCTCGCTGCCGCTGAAGGTGACTCGGCAGGCTCCAAGCGCGGCCCAGCGCAAGAGGTCGGCTCTGCGGTAGCGCGTCATCGCCATATGAACCTCTCGACGTAGCCCGACGCGCAACGCATGACCGCATCGGGAAGCCTGAGCATCCGCATCGTCGGCCCCGTGTCCGAGCCGAGCCCCATGCGAGTCAAGTCCTGCCAAACGCTTGCAACCTCAAACCAGACGCCAGCGCAAGGCACCCGCATCACCGGCACGCCGTTGACCCACGATCGGTCGCACGGACGCAGCGCAAGCAGCGCCGCCTTCGCCTCCCCGTAGGGCATGCGTGTTTCCGATCCATAGAACGGCAGCGAGTTCGGCACTCAGTTGCCCTCCGCGATCGGCCGCAGCACCTTGATCGTCCGCGCACTAACGTGACTGCGCTCGATGTACCCCTTCACCTCGAGGCGAGTGAGACACTCGGCCACGGGGACGAACGGCTGAGCGTGCGACTGCAGCGCTTCGGCAATCTCACCGATGCTCGGTGCATAGCCGCGCTCATCGAGCCCGCGCTGCACCTGGAGCAGCACCGCGCGTTGTTGGGTGGTCAGCTCAAGCGGCTTAGGAGGCGCGGCTGGTTGCGGGGCTGGTTGCGGGGCATTGGTCGCAGTTCGCTCGGCGGCCTTCGCGATCGCCAGGTCGAGCGCCTGCTGGCGCAACTCTGCGCGCCGGACCTTCGACGCGTCCGACTCCGAAGATGGAGCGACCGAGCGCGCGCCGAACAAGAGCCTGCGCGTCCCGCGCTTGGCCATTCGCGAACTGCCGATACAGCCGCATGACTTCGCTTGGTGTAGGTGCTTCGCAGGCTTCTCTTTGAGCGTCCCGCAGTCGCATTCGATCACGATGCTACCGGGCAAAGTGCCGACGCCTACAACGACTACGCTGCAGAAGCGTGTGCCGATCAGAGCCCGCGCGCGCTCGACGCGCTGGCGATCCACTTCCCGTCTCTGCTCGTCGGTCCAATAGAAATAATTTCGGCACTTGGCGAGCGGCATCTCCCGCGTCGCCACCTTTTCATTCGGGGCCTTCACCTGGGCGGCTCCATCCGCAGCCCTGTGGGCGCGCCACCGCGCGAGCAAGCCATGCTCCTCACCCTCGCACTTGAGCCCGGGCCTCCACTCGCTGCGATGCATGCGCCGCTGACGCCCGCAATCGCAACGCGCCCAGATGCGATGCCCCTCTGAGCGTTCGAACACGAGCGACCCCATTCGTGCGCCCACCTCGATCCCGCGATAGCCGCCCCGATCCGTCCTACCCATTGCGCCGCCCCCACGCAATCGACAACCCAGCGCGCCACTCATCCCCAATGCAACCGATGTCATGCTCGCGCAGGTCGCGCCGCTCGAGCATGTCGAGCACCGTCCGGTACGCCGCCTTCTTTCGCGCGAGCCATAGCCCCGCATCGACGCGGTCATCGCGGCCCGCGCTCGCGTCGAGCATGCCGAACAGCTGATGCTCGGCATAACTGCGCGCTGCCTCGTTCACCTTGTCAAGGTTGCGGCCATCGCGACCGGGGCCTCGGATGACAGTCACTTCGGGCGGTGCATCGTCGCTTGCAGCTCCGTTGGTTTCCACGGCTCTGAGTGCTTTCACGGGTGGCTCCTTAGGGTTTGACGACTTCGACGAACATTGCGACCAGCGACAGCAGTGCCCGCGGGTCCGCCACGAGCAGCCAACACAGATGCGCGCACAGCCCGAGCAGCGACGCGCCCGCCACGACGGCGACGAACGCGAGCGCTGCGATGACGGAGAGCGCGGTCATGCGAGCAGCGCCCATGCGAGCAGCGCCTCCACGGTGCGCATGGCTTCGGCGCGCGTGGCCTTCGCGGTCGGCCCGTGGCAGATGTGAACGTCCAGTCCCCGCGGCCCGTAGTGCCCCCAAGTCGCGCAGACGCGCGCACCGCACCGCCACACGCGCGCACCGCTGACATGCTCGTAGAACTCGCCGGACCCAGCCTTCAATCGCTCCCAACCATCGGGTGGCGGCTCGCACGAGCACAGCGCCCACCCGCATCCTCCGCAGGGCACGGTCTCGCTCACGACCTCGGCGCCGTGCGTAATCGGTGCAAGCTCAAACGCGCCCGCGTGCACGCCGAGGTGCTCGTAGTCGCCGACGCGCCGCGTGCCGTGCGTCGGGCAGGGCCACTTCTCCGGGCAGCCGGCGAGGTCGCACAGGCGCGCCCGACCGATGCCGTGCCTCATCGCACCACCAGTCCCGTGATCAGCAACACGAGCGTCACGAGCAACGCGAACGCCCACGCGACCGCGTTGACCACCACGGCCGGTCCTTGCACGCGCGAAATCCACGCGTGCCCGATCACTGCGAGTGCGAGTACTGCTGTCGATTCGATGTGCATGTCAGTCCTCCATTCGGTTTCACGCCCACTCGAGCAACATGTCGTCTTGGTGTTCGAACGCGGCGAAGTCCCCACAGCGCGGGTTGCCGCAAACGAGTGGCCGCCGGCCTCGCCCTCGCCTCGGTGGCCCGCTGCCGACCGGCTCACCGCAGACTGGGCACAATCTCGCCACCTTGCGCGCGGGCTCGACGCGCGGCGCGACCTGCACGAGCGCGACGTCGGCTGCATGGCCCTTCGCGTGCTGCATCCCGATCGGGCACACGCGACACGCGCACGCAGTCACCGAGTCAGCCGAGGCGCCGCCCTTTGCTGCGTAGAACTCGTGCCGAGCGCCGCATGCTGAGCGGCTGATCGTGCTGTGAAGGTACGGGCAGCGGAACGTCTGCAGTCGCAGGGTCTCTTTCATGGAAGCCGCTCCTTCAGCGTGAAGCCCGCCGCGTTCTTGTGACCGCCACCGCCGAAGCGCTTGGCGAGTACGCTCACGTCGAAGTCGCCGCGCGAGCGCAGGCTGTAGACGTAGGCCCCGTGGGCGTTCTGAAACCAGCCCACTGCGAAGGGCACGTCTTCGGCGAGTGCTCCGACGAGCTCGCTGATGCCAATGTAGGGGGCGTTGATGATCGGAACGTCGTCGTAGCCGGCGAACGAGGCGCGACGGGCCTGCAACTTCATCTCGCGCACATAGCGATCGATGTAGTCGAGTGCGCCTTGGCCACGGCGGGCCGCGTCTGTGAACGAGAGCTCCACGATCTCGTCCCACCGCTCGAAGCTCATTGGCTGCGACTGGATGAACGCGTTGACCTCGCGGCTGCGCTCGAGTTCCCACTCCCATAGGTCGCGGTCCTGGACATACCAAACCAGCCAAGGCGCTGACTGCTTCGGATAGCAGTAGTCCCATGCGAGCATCGCGCCCGACCGCGCCATGTCGAAGGTGCAGAAGTCGAGTCCCTCGCACGCGGACTGCGCGGTCTTATGGTGGTCGAGCACGACAAGCTCTGCCGCCGCGGCCTTGAGCTCGAGGAGCTGCTCGCGGCTCGTGCAAAAGTCGACCATCCACACACTACGACCTATGACATCGGGCAACTGCACGCGCTGACCATCGGGCGCGTAGTGAGCGGCGAAGAACTCCGCATCCATACCCACGTCCGCGGGCGCGCCGCCAACGAATGGTGGCCAATGACCGAACCAACGGCGCATGACCCAAGCCGCCGTGAAGCCATCGATGCAGTTGCCGTGATAGATCACAAGCGGCTTGTTCATGATGCGTCGTCCTCGTTGGCTTTGGGTGACACCAAGCTCAGCCGCGGCGGCGGCCGCAGACTGAGAACGCAGCGCTCGTCGTGCTCGAGCGTCTCGGGGCTCGGCCCACGCTCACCACAGCGCGGGCACGTCACCCAAGCTTCGATCACTGCCGTGTCGTGCAGTTCTTTGAGCCGCTCGCAGAGACGCCGCATGGTCGCGACCGCCTGCGTGCGCTCCATATCGGCGAGCTCGGCGCGGTTGACCTCGAGCTGCAGTGCGCGAGCGACCTCATCGAGCAACGCGGGCGCATACTCGCGCGGCACCGTGCACGCTCGCACGATGGCCTCGGCCTGCTCGAGCACCTCGGGTGTGACGATGAGCGAGCCCGTCATGCGCATGCTCCATGTGCAACAGGTGGCCGGGGCGGATTCGAACCGCCATCTGCGCCAGCACTTCGACGCCGCTCTGCCAGTTGAGCTACCGACCACGAACGCGCCCATGCTTCGGGCGCGAACTCTCTTACAGCCGCGCGTTCACCGCTTGGAAGATCGGACGCAGCCGTTCGCACGCCTGGTCGATCTCCTCGGAGGTCGCACCCGCGCGGATCGCATCGACCATCTGCGCGTACGAAGCGCGGCGCTTGGCATCCTCGAGTCGCTGACGCTCGGCGGCTGCTGCAGCTTCGGCCTGCAAGCGTTGCTGTTCCGCTGCTGCAGCCGCTGCTGCTTCGGCTTGGGGGTCGGGCGCCGGTGATGTCTGTGTCTCGGCCATGCACATGTCCTTTCGCGATCGGGAAAACAAACGCCGTCTCTCCGGCTGTCACGTCTTCGGCTTGAACCCGCACATCGTGCGGTTGGGCCGCGGCTCGGTTTGCGACGTTCTCCCAGCACCAGAATCCAGTCGGTGCCATACCCGGTGTCTGTTCCACCGCGTCTCCCGTCACCGGCTCTACCCCCGTCGCCAATCGCAGGGGCAGTGTCGCGCGCCGGCTGCGCGCTTGTGCGTGGTGGTGTCCAGAACGCGAGAGCGCGTGCCTCACCCCGCCAGAGTTTTTCGTGCAGCCCCACAGGGCTACGAGTGCGAGCCCGATCACGAGTCCGATCAGCGCGACCGCGCCGACGAGTGCGTAGCGCCAGAAGTACCGCGCGCGATCGACCTCGGGGTGTTGCTGAAGCTCGGGGTCGTGATTGTTCAGATCGGTCACTTCCCGCCTCCGCGAATGAGACGGGCCGCCTGACGCAACCGCCCTCCCGGATCGATCTCGCCGGCGCCGTGCTCTCTCAACAAGGCGAGGCGGTCGCAGATGCCTGCGCAGCGCTCTGTCTCGGCGCGCCGCTCCTCGACGAGTTGCGTCCCGCGCTCTTGCAGCTCGGTCACGCGGCGCCATGCGAGCTTGGCGTCGGCCTCTGCGGCTTCGGCGCGTATCCGCATCGCCACGACGTCGCGCCCATAGGCGAGCTGCTCCTCGGTCAGCGGCTCCGGCTCGAACTTGTGCCGGAGCTCTCCGCCTGCGTGGTCGAGATAGTCGCGGTCCTCGCCGCAGAGGGCGCAGAGAGGCTCGGTCATCGCTCGTCCTCGCGGCTCAAAATCAAGTACTCGATGTTGTTCGCCCAGATGGCCAGGAACACACCAGTGACTATTTTCCAGTCGGCGAGTAGCAGCAGACAGAAGCTGAGCGGCCATAGTGCGAACGACAGCCACGCCAGAGCCCACCACGTTCGACTTAGCCGTTTGATCCTCACCGCGCGCCTCCCCGCATCTCCTCGGCGAGCTTCTTCGCGAGCGCGCGCTGCTCCACCGAGTAGTCGCGGCGGTTGCGCACGACCTCGTCGCACAGCTTGGCGTTGCGCTCGCGCGTTTGCGCGATCAGCTCGGCGAGGGCGCTTTGCTGCGGCTCCCCGGCAATACGCAGACTGGCCGTGCGCGTGCTTGCGTACGCAATCGCGTGCTCGTAGTCAGCGCGTGTGAAGGCAGGGCCTGGCATCTTAGTAAAGATCCTCGCTGAACAGCGTCTCGCCGCGGTAGCCGCCTGGTGCCGCGCTCTCGATGCCCGCGTCGAGCTGCAACTGCATCGCTTCCGTGCGGTCGACGTAGCGGTTGCGACTCGTGACGAAGCCTTGCGCACGCTCGTGCTCCGCCGGAGCGAGCTCGCGGTCCGCCAACGCTCGGAGCCCGTCATGGTGACGGTGGCAGCGCAGCACCTGGCCGTCGTCGGAGAGCACTGCGGCGCAAATGACGACCTCGTCGTCGGGCCAGAGCCGCTCGGTCTGGTGAGAGCGCTCGACGCCTGGCGGGTCGACCATGCCGCGCACTTTGCAGGGCTCGCTCACAGCTTCGGCTCCTTGCCGATCGGCGGCGGCACACTGAGCGGCTTCATCGGCGCCATCACCGACTGCGGCGACTCTTGTTTCGCCGGCATGATCGTCGCGAGCGGCTGCGTACTCGGCAGCGGACCGATCACCACGCGAGGAATGACGCGCCGAGCGACATCGCACAGCTGCACGAGCGCTTCGAGCACGTGGTCGAACCCCGTGATCGCGTCGTCCATGCGCTTGCTGCGCCGGTGCTGCGCGAACGCGTGCAGAGCAGGGATGGCGCCGCGCAGCGCGATCGCAACTGCGGTCGTCGCTCCGAGGATTGCGAGCACGGTGACTGCTGTCTCAGGCTTCATGGGTCCTCCGTCAGCGCGCTGTTGCCTGGATGCGCGAGCAGTTCTTGGCAGCGCAGGCACCGCGCACGCTGCGGCTCGCGGCTCAGGCGCTGCTCGCGTTCCCAGCCGACCTCACCCATTGGCCAGCGCTCGTGATGCACGCATACCGAGAGGCGTTCGCGGATCACGAAAGCGTGCGCTTGGCCGTAGCTGCCGACCGGGACGAGCCACTCGTAACGCTGACTGGTGTTCACGCGCCCTCCTTGGGCTCAAGCCGCTGCTCGACATACGCGGTCAGCGCGAGCACGGCGTCGATCACGTGGTCGACGTCTGGCCCGTGCGGCTCCTTGACCGCGAGGGTGAGTTCCGCGCGCGCGGTGGCGAGCTCTTCGGACGCAGACGCGTTTCGTGTAGGCGCCCGGTTCGCAAGCCTCACGCACGCCGCCCGCGCCTCGTCGCGCTGTCGTACGAATACGAGTGCGCTGCGAATGAGGCTCCGCACGTCGCGCAGGCACGTGGCCGCGTCGACCATCTCCGCGCTGAGGCTGTCGGGATACTGCCGCCGAAGCTCGGCGAGTTCCCAGTCGTCGTAGATGCGCATCGTCACGCGTCCTCCTTGCCCGCACGGTGCGCTGCGAGCTTGAGCGCAAGCCGCTCGAGCACCCGCGCGTCGTCGAGGCCGACTGTCGTCACAAGCTCGCCCCTGCGGAGCGTCTCGATCACGAACGCGAGAAACGCGATCTCGTCGCGCGTCAGGCGATCGAGCTGTAGGTCGAGGCTGCGGGCCGTCGGCGCGTCATCGTGAGTGGTCACCGCAGCACCTCCCCGCAACGCACGCAGCGTTTGATGCGCCCGACGACGCGCGTGCGACCGGTCACGATTGTGCGAACCGTCGGGTGCAGCGGCGCCTCGTGCCCGACGAGCGAGCACCACAGCGCGCGCAGCCATGCGGGGAGTGGCTTCATCGCTCAATGCTCCGCGCGACACGCCACTCGGCTTCGCTGCGCGTCTCGCCGATCTTTCGCGCATACGGCGTCGGCCGCTCATGCCACGCCCAGCTGGGCTCGAGCCACGCAGGCTCAGGCTTCTCGCCCGGTGCAAGGAACACGTAATGCCCGCGGTCGTGGCGCGCGTAGTTGACGGCGATGGTCACTGGTCTCGCTCCACGCGGGTCTTCGCCACGCGCTGCAGAAAGTCTCGCCCCCTCGCCGCAGCCAGCTGGGCCGGCGTCAGCGTGGGCAGCGTCTCGGGCGAACCCGGCTCGCTCAGCGCGAGCACGCTCGCTTGCGGTTGTTGGTCGAGCGCATGCACCGCCGCGTCCACGGCGCACGTCACCAGCTGCGCGCCGCGGTTCTCGGCGAGGCTCGCGAGCTGCGCGACTGCGCGGTCGCCGATCGTGGTGCTGTCAGCGTCCGAGCCGCCACCGAGCAGCGTTTGCATGACGGCGTCGAGCAGGTCGGCCGAGGCGCCGCGAGTGCCGCACTGCGCGACCTTGGGCCAGTCGACGCGCGGCGTGCTCCCGCCGCATTGCGTGAGGTCGAGCAGTGCGATGATGGCGAGTAGGAGTGTGACGGGTCGCATGGTTACGGTTGCTCCAACTTAGCGATGCGCTGCTTGAGATGGGCGCGTGCTTCGTCATCAAGACAATCGCGGTGGTACTTCTCGAAGTTGCGGGCCCACTCGAGCCACTGCGCGCGAACATGGGCACAGCCGTCGGCAAACACGGTCGGGTTGGGCGTGGGCGTAATGCCCATGTACTTGTCGAGCCCGCGCAGATGTCTTTCTGCCGCTGCGATGTCATCGCTCGCCTCCGTAGCGCGCATCGAAGTCTGCGACGGCTGCATCGGCCTCGCGCCGTGCCACCCGTCGAGCACCAGGCGCATTGTGCGTCTCGCGCAGCGCCTCGTACTCTGCGGCGTAGATGCGGCTCCACAGTTGTGCGCCGGCTTCAATCACGGCGGCCAGGCCCCCTGCTGCGTTGCCGCTTCGCGCTTCGGCGCTCATGGCAGCGGTTCCATCGTTCGACAACTTCACGACGTCACCTCCTTGAGCCCGTAGCCCTTGCGCAGCGCTGCGAGATACGTGCGCTCAGCCTTCGTGCTCGGCTCGGGCAGCTGGCCCGTGAGCGCGAGCCCGAGCTGGCACAGTGCGAACGCGTCGGCCGCGTCGTCGGTGAGGAACTGCCGCCCGTGCTTGCTGGCGAGCGTCGACACCATGAGCGGCTTCTTCGCCTTGCCGTCGCCGCAAGCGAACTTCTTCAGCGTCGCCGGCGCGACCTCGATGATCGGGCAGGTCGTCAGCTTGGAGAGTTCCCAGCGGAGCACCCCGCCGAGCTCGACGATGTCGTGGTGCCCATGCTGCGCACCGGCTCCATACGCGTAACCCTCGATCAGCACGAGCCCCGGTCGAATCGACAGCGCAGCCTGCAGCGTGCCGCGTATCAGCTTCTCGTAACGCTCGACGCGCTCGCGCACGCTGCGCGCCGTCTTGCTTGGCCATCGCCCCTCGGTGAGGGGTTTGCTCGGCACCGAGTAGCAGATTGCGAAGCCCGTCAGGCTCGCGTCGATGCCGAGCACGCTCTCGCCGAGCAGCGGGGCGACGAACGGAGCGCTCGGCGTTGGCGTGCCGGCGATGTCTCCGGCGAAGAGGTCGAGGGCGTTAGAAGGCATCGCCGTCCTCCGTGTCGCGGTCTTCTATGAACTCGCCGCATGCGCCACACCGCGCACCCTCGCGTAGGTCGTTGCACTCGGAGCACACGGGCATGGTTCGAAGCCGCCGCACCTCCGCGATCAGCTTCGGCAGCGCGTCGCGGGCGGCAGCGACGAATCGTGCATTGCGTTGGTGCGTTCCCGCATCGCGGTAGCCGCCCATGATGACAACGGCTTGGCCGTCGGGCGCGGTCAGACAATCATAGTCGCCGTATTCGCCGTCCCACGGGCCTGAGGTTGCCTCGTCGCACAGCGCTTGCAGCGCGTCGAGGTCGCTCCCGCCGAGGTCGCGCTCGCCGGGCACAGCAGCAGCGGGAGCACGCACTGTGTTCTCGCGCACGTCGATGACGATTACGACGTCGGCAAGGTTCTGCACATGCCGGCCATCAGGCAGCTTGGCCCAGCCACCAGGCGCGATCGTGAGTTGGTGAATGCTGACGGTGGGCGGCGCAGGTTCGCTCGCTGCCTCGTGGCGCTCTTCGAGGTAGCGCAGGATGCAGCCGACGGCGGTCTCAACGTGGAGCGGCGATGCGATATTGCCGAGGAGGAGTCGTGCTTCGGCGAGGAGTGGGTCAGCCACGGCCCACCTCCTTGCGACGCGCAGCCTCACGCTGACGCTTGTGCTCGAGCTTCTCAGCAAGCCACGTGTTGACGGTGAGGTAGACGCCGTACGCGCCGAACATGGCGAGCAACGCGAACAGGCCCGTCACGACGCTGTCGGGGAGCTCAACCATCAGCGACCTCGTCGTCTGGCACGTCGACAAGGCCATCGCAGTCGCACGAACACAGCATGACGAATGGCACGCCGGGTTCGACGACGACGCACTCGACGAGTTCGTATTCGTCCGACTCAGCGTCCCGAATGCGTACGTCGATCTCACCGCTGGGGTCGTGCTTCTGCAATGCCGCAATCACGTCTCGCGTTTTCATGCCGCCCTCCGGATTCGCTCGAACGTCGACTCGGGTAGCTCCGCTGCGCGCCGCCAGCGCGTCACCATGCGCACGCGGATGACGCGTTCCCCAATGCGCACGAGCGCGTAGTACCCGCCACGACCGCACGGCGGGCAATCCCATTCGCGGCCGTCAGTGCGCAGCGGGCGCATGCAGTCGAAGCACGTCTCGCCGAAGAGGTTAGGCATGCGAGCCCTCCTCGTCTGCGAGCTCCACAGTTACCGGCTCGAGCGGCTTGTGCAGCCAGCAATCGGCGCGCATGTACCAGCCGTACCGCGCGCCATCACCACCACGTCCGCGGCCGTGATGGTTATCGATCACCGGGCAGATGCACCCGATCGCGCGAGCTTCTGCGCTGCCGGGGTTCGGCTTGGGGTCAGGCACTGTGCACCTCGACGCTCGCGGCAAGGCGCGCGAGCTGCTCGGGGTCGCTCATGACGGCAGCGAGGTAGCGTGCCATGAACTGCTCGCCCGCCTTGAGTGCAGGACTCTGCGCATACAGCGCCGCAACGCGTGCGCAGCGCTCTCGCTCGGTCTTCGCGCCGTGCAGTAGTCCCTCTCGCCACCAGAAGTAGTCCGAGGGTCCGTGCGGTCGCGCGGGCTCTCGAGGCTTGTCTCCTGCGAGCGCGCGCGCTTTGGCCGCCGCCTGCTCGAAGCGCTCGAAAGCCTCCTGCGCTTCAAGCTGCGCTTGCTCGAGAGCGTCGCGCTCGGCCGGGTCGAGGTCAGCTGACATACGCCCTCGCGTCGTGCTGCGCGCTGCACGAGAACGCGTAACAAGCGTCGCAGCGCTCGTCCTCGCTGCCGCCAAAGCACCACGGGACAAGCTGCCCGCACTGGCTGCACTCGAAGGTGCGGCAGTAGCCCGCGCCCTCTTCGGCATAGTCGCGACGACACACGCCGTCGGCGTACGCCGGACAAATGCGCCTAGCCCGCATCGCGCAGCTCCGCGTGAGATGTTGCACGACGCTCGGGAAGGCGCGTGACCTGTGTGGGCTCAAGGGGAGCAGGCTCAAGCCACGAGCCGAACAGGCCATCAATCCTCGACCGCACCGCGCCGCACTCGCAGCGGTACACGTGGCCGCGCCTGAGCTCGCCGTCCTCGCAGAGCAGCAAGCCGCTCCTTACGAGCGGGCGCACACGCGCGTCGGGGTGGATGCATGGCTCAGCTCGCATCGGGCAGCTCCGTCGCGACTGCGAGGTGCGTGAGCGGGCCGTGCGCCGCGAGGGTGCGTTTGACCGCGCGCTGAATACGCAGCTCGCGCGGCAGAGTGCGCTCAGCTTGCGAGTGCGCGTGCATGTCGCGAACGACGCCGTGCATGCGTGTAAGCTCCTGCCGCTTCTCGACGCCACGCTCGAGCTCGCGCACGTACGCGTGCGTCTCCTTGCGCCACAGCTCGCGCACCTTGAACAGGCGCTCTTTGAGCTCGCCGTGGTCCTTGGCCTCGAGCCGCTGCAGCACGTCATGCATGAGCGGAAGCAGACTCTCGGCGAGCTTGCGGACGTCTTGCGACTCGAGTTGCACCTGCACTGCTGCGAGTTCTGCCGCGCGCTGTCGTCGTCGTGCGTCGTGGTTCATTCGTCGTCCCTCCTGGTTGCGTGGTGACCATTGCTCCCGTTGCTACGACTACCGGCCGTCCCTCGATGGCCGTTGCTACCGTGCTGCTCGTAGAGAGTTTGTTGCGCCGGCGCTTGCTCTCCGGGGAGCAGCGACTCGAAGCGCGTCAGGTCGCTCAGCCAGCGCAGCTTCACAAAGCCGATCGGCCCCGAGCGCTGCTTGCTGATGAGCACTTCGACGATGCCCTTCTCGGGCGTGTTCGGGTTGTACATTTCGTCGCGGTACAGAAACAGCACCGTGTCCGCGTCCTGCTCGATCGAACCCGACTCGCGCAGATCGCTCAGCATCGGGCGCTTGTCCGCACGTGACTCGACGCCGCGGTTGAGCTGTGAGAGCGCGAGCACGGGACATTGCATCTCGCCTGCGAGGCTCTTGAGCTGCGAGCTGATGTCACTCACCTCGCGCTCACGACGCTCTTCGCGACGTTCGGCCTTCGCAATCTGCAGGTAGTCCACGACGATGAGCGATAGCGGGCCTGCGGTTGCCGCCAGGCGCCGCGCCGCCTTGCGCAGCTCACTGATCTTGGTTGCGCGCCGCTCGATGAAGTGCACCGGCAGCTTCGAGAGGTCATCTGCCGTTCGGGCGATGTCGTCGAGGTCATGCTTGCTCAGTGCCGCCGCGCGAATGCGCCGCAGGTCGACCCCCGACTCGGTCGAGAGCACGCGGTGCGACAGTTGCGCGCGTGTCATCTCAAGCTCGAGCGAAAGCACGGGCTTGCCGGTGCTGCGCGCGACGCCGAGCTTGATCGTGTTCGCCAGTGCGGTTTTCCCTGCACCCGGGCGGGCCGCGAGGATGATTAGGTCGCCAGGCGCGAGGCCTCCGATCGCGTGGTCGAGATCGGTGAGCCCCGTCGAGTGCCCGAGCAGCACCTGACCAGAGCGCTCGCGCGCAGCGAGTTCGGTGTACGCCTCGTGGAGCGCGTCCGCGAGCGATTGCACTTCGAGGTCATTGCCGCGCTGGTGGCAGACGTTCGTGAGCGCCGTGGAACAGCGCTCGATGAACTCGCCGAGGTCTTCGATCGGTTGGCTTGCTTCGTCGGCGAGGCGAAGCGCGGCTTGCTGCGCACGTCGCACGATCGCCAGCTGCTGAATGCGCTTGCTGAGCCGCTCGGTGTTCTCGACCGTCGCGATGTGCTCGGTCAGATCCATGAGGTACGAGTCGCCGCCGGCTTGCTCGAGCATGCCCGAGGTGTGGAGCTGACTTCGCACAAGCAGCATGTCGATCGCGACGCCCGCTTTGCCGAGCGTTTCGAGCGCAGTGAAGATCAGCGCGTGCTTTGGGTCGTAGAAGTCCGGTGCGCGCAGGCGCTCGCTCGCGGTGATCCAGCACTCGGGCTCGAGCATTGCCGAACCGAGCACTGCGCGCTCGGCCACCTCGTCGTGCTGACTGCGAAGGCGCATGTTCACTTGGGCGCCTCGCTTGGTTCAGGCTCGCGCGGCTTCGTCGGCAACGGCGGGATCGGTTTGCGATCTGCGCGGTTCGACGACGTCACACCTAAGCTTTGTGTTCCACGTGAAACATGGTTGCCGTGTGACGCTGCGCCATTGAGTGCGACGCCAACCCAACCTGTGAAGTCAGCAAGGAACCACTTGAGGTCGAGACGCTTGCCCTGCGCACGCCACTGCGCGACGTACGCTTCGACCATGGTGCGAAAGAGCCCCTCGGGGTCTTGAGGTTGATGCTTCTCGAGCGAGCCGTACGTCACGGTCAGCGCGCGCTCGTGCGGTTTGCGATCACCGCCCTTGTCGGCTCCGCCGCAAGTGACTTCCTCCCAGATTCGCCAGAGGCGCCAGCAGGGCTTGAGAGGGACCGGAGCATCCCACGGGTCGTCGAGCTCTTCGGCGACCGCAGTGAAGTTCGGTGAAGCGTTGCCGACCGAGAGGGCGGTGGACTTCGGTTGACTCAGAGCCTCATTGCCCTCTGTGGGGGCGGGGGCAGTGCTGGGGCTACGGCCACGGGTAGCACGTGGGGGCACGGGGATCGCGTGCGTGCGCGCGCCCTCCCCCTCTTGATCCTGTTCCTGATCCTGATCCTGATTCGCCAATGCCTTTCGGCATGGCTTCCACGAAGGTTCCGGAATGGCTTCCGCAAAGGCATTCGCGAAGCCTTTCGCCATGCCATTCACGAAGGCTCTAAGCCCGCGATACGCTTCGCGTTTCAGTTCACACTCAGGCAGCTCATCCCATGCGTCTCGCCATGAGCGGATGACGTTCGGAGCGGTCGGAGCGTTGTGCTTGATGCCGTTGGGCACCCACACCATACCGGCCTCCCAGTCAGCCTTCGCGAGTGGCTTCTCGGCACCGGGTCCGGACCCATCCCGAAAGGCATCGCCGTTGACTTCCCGAAAGGCATACCGAAAGCCTTCCAAGCTCCAGCCGAGCTCATCGGCGAGGCCTCCCTCGCGGGCGCGGTAGGCGCCGGGGATGATCCCGGTGGCGGGCCCCGCAAGCAGATACACCCAGAGCGACTGACCGTTGGGCTGCGGCCGACTGAGCCGGAGCACCTCTCGGTCGCCCCACATCCGGATGTCGATCTTGCGGTAGCGCGCCACTCGGTGTCTCCCTTACGCGCTCACTCGCGCGCCACGCGTGCGTGCCGGCCCTGGCTCTTCAAGCTCCTCGTCGTCACCCTCGGGCCCGAGCTCTTCGTCGTCGCCGCCGAGGTCGATCGTCTCTTGCCGATCCGCCGCAGTCATCGCGCGCGTGTCGACAACCGCGCCCGTGTCCTGCCGCACGAGCTCGAAGCAGTTGTTCTCGAAGCGC